GTGAATACTTTAGTTAATTTTAGAAACTTAAATAAATTAACTCAAAAACAAATGGCAGAAAGATTAGGTATAACTTTAACCTTATATTCTAAGATAGAATTAGGCTTAAGGAATCCTAGTTATAACTTTTTAGTTAAGTTCAAACAAGCTTTTAAAGAAGCTGATGTTGATTCAATTTTTTTCAATTAAAAATCACACGATATGTGTTGTATTAGTTTAACCAAAACTAAAAACAAAAATTCATATATATTGGAGGAAACAAGATGAGTGAATTAATTAATGTTCAACAAGTAGATGGTCAACTTTTAGTAAGTAGCAGAGAAATAGCTACTAACTTTGAAAAACAACATAAACATGTAATAGAAAAGATAGAAAATACTAGAGCCGAAAATTCGGCTATACAAGAAATGTTTATAGAAAGTACTTATATAGCTTCTAATGGTAAAACCAACAAAGAGTTCCTAATAACAAGAGATGGATTTAGCTTATTGGTTATGGGATTCACAGGATCTAAAGCTATGAATTGGAAACTTAGATACATAGAAGCTTTTAATAAAATGGAGCAACAGTTAAAAAATCCATTTTCTAATATGAGCAAAGAACTTCAAGCGATATTATTAGTTGATAAGAGACAACAGGAACTAGATAACAGAATAACAACTATAGAGGATAAAATGACTGTTAATTATGAGTTAGCTGAAAATCTTAGAAGTGCGATAAATTGTAGAGCAGTAGAATTATTAGGTGGAAAAGATGCTGAAGCATACAAGAAGCTGAATAAAAAATTATATGCTTCATTCTATAGGGATATAAAGAGAACTTTTAAAGTTAATAGTTATAAGAATTTATCAGTTAAAAACTATGACTTAGCAATTAGTTTTATAGAAGCTTGGGAACCAAAAGATGAAGTTTTAAAATATGCAATTCATGGATTGAATAGTCAGATAGCATTTGCATAGGAGGTTAAGATGAAAAAAGTATTAACAGCAACAGATATAGCTGAGTTATTAGGAGTATGCGAAAAGACTGCATACGGTCTAATAAGACAAGCATTAGCAACTGATAATATGTTTAAAGTCATAAAAGTAGGAAGGTTATATAAAATACCTACTCAACCATTTTTAAATTGGCTAGATAATTGGGAGGGGGTGAATTAAATGAATATAAAGATACTTCAAGACTTTATAGAAGAATTCAAAAATAAAGATATAGACAAAAAATTCTATGCTTTAAGAGAGTATAAAAGAATAAAGGTAGGTGCTTAAAATGGAAGCAATTAAGCAAATGGCAAAATCTCAAATAAAGAATGCTAACAATATGCTTAATAAAAATTTAAGTAGAGAACAGATTTCATACTATATGGGAGTTAAAAGAGTTGCTACAGATGTTTTAAATTTTGTAGAGGATCTTATAAAAAAAGAAGAAGAGGAATTAGAAGAAATTCTAAGAGAACTACCTTTGGATATAGGAAAAAGACCTGCGCCAACAGGCCTATTCCAAAGACAATATAATTAATAAGTTTAACAATAGGAGGATAACACATTATGAACAGTGTTGCAATAGTTTCACAAGATGAAAAAACTAGAAAATATTTAGAAGCTAAGGTTATAGCTGATACAAAGGATATGCCAAAAACAGAATGGCTTAAGCATAGACAAGCTGGTATAGGCGGAAGTGATGCAAGTTGCATAGCAGGACTGAACCCTTGGAAATCAGCAATACAACTTTATATGGATAAGAAAGAAGAAAATCCGAAGGAACAAAAAAGCTTAAGAATGGAATTAGGCAATAGATTAGAAGGTTTGGTAGCTGAATTATTTACAGAAGCTACAGGATTAAAAGTTAGAAATGTAAATGGAATACTTAAAAATGATAAATACCCATTTGCAATAGCTAATATAGATAGAGCAATAGTTGGAGAAAAAGCATTTTTAGAATGTAAAACTACAAATAGTTATGCGCTTAAAGAATGGGAAGAGGGAGTACCTGCTCACTATGAAATACAATGCTTGCATTATATGGCTATAACAGGAGCTACACATTGTTATATAGCTGCATTAATAGGGAACAGTGATTTTATATGGCACAAGATAGAGAGAGATCAAGAGACAATAGATTATCTTATGCAGATAGAAAAAGATTTTTGGGAGAATAACATTGAAAAAGATGTAGTACCGATGCCAGATGGTAGTGATGCATATAGTGAGTACCTTAAAAAGAAATACGATAAATCTAACGGACAAACTATAGAACTTCATCTACTAGAAAATGGAGTAGATAAGCTTAATAGATATGATGAAATAGTTACAGATATAAAAGCATTAGAAAGTGAGAAAAAACTAATAGAACAGGAAATACAATTCCATATGGAAGAGTTTGAAATAGCTAAGATAGGAGATAGAAAAGTAACTTGGAAATCAAGTTCAAGAAATACGATAGATAGTAAAAAGTTAAAAGCTGAAATGCCTGATATAGCACAACAGTATATGAAAACAAGTACTTCAAGAACATTTAGAGTAGGTAAATAAATATAAAAAGGATGGTAAATAAAATGGCAGATTTAAAAAATAAATTACAAGCTAAAGCAACAGGAGCGGTAAAACAAGTAAGCCCTAATCAAGGTATGAAACAAATGTTAGATAAGATGAAGAATGAAATAGCAGCAGCTTTACCAAGTATGGTAAGTTCTGAAAGATTCCAAAGAGTAGCTTTAACAGCTTTCAGTAGTAACCCAAAGTTACAGGAATGTGACCCAGTAAGTTTTATAGGAGCAATGATGGAAAGTGCTCAACTTGGATTAGAGCCAAACACACCACTAGGACAAGCGTATTTAATACCTTTTAATTCTAAGAATGGTATGCAGGTACAATTTCAAATAGGATATAAAGGACTTTTAGAATTAGCACAAAGAAGCGGAAAAATAAAAACATTATATGCTCATGAAGTTAGAGAAAATGATGAATTTGATATGGACTACGGATTAAATCAAACATTAACTCACAAACCATATCTAAAAGGTGACAGGGGAGAAGTAGTTGGATATTATGCAGTATATCATTTAGATACTGGTGGCCATAGTTTTGTATTTATGAGTAAATCAGAGATATTAGCTCATGCTCAAAAATTTAGTAAGACTTTTAAATTTGGACCATGGCAATCAGATTTTGATGCAATGGCTAAAAAGACGGTTATAAAACAACTTTTAAAATATGCTCCACTGTCTATAGAGCTTCAAAAAGCTATGGCAGGTGATGAAACTGTAAAAACTCAAATAAGTGATGATATGAGTTTAGTTAAAGATGAATCTGAAAGCTTAGAGGTTGAATATGAAGTTAAAGCAGATGTAGAAGGGCAAGCAACTTTTGAAGTTTTAGAGGATAAAAAATAATGAAATTAATATATTTAGTACTTATATGGGATGCTCTAGTTTTAGCTGGAGTATTCCAAGCTATTAAAGTTTACAGAAGATAAAAAAGTGGGTGAAGTATCATGAGTGACAATAAAAAGTACTACTATTTGAAATTAGTTGATAACTTCTATGAGAGAGATGAAATGATAATACTTGAAAGTATGCCTGATGGATATATGTACTCAAATATACTTTTAAAGCTATATCTAAGAAGTTTGAAAAATGAAGGTAAATTAATGTTTAATAATAGGATTCCTTACAATGCCAGTATGTTAGCCAATGTAACTAGATTTCCTGTAGCAGTAGTTGAGAAAGCAATAGCTATCTTTAAAGAATTAGGATTAATAGAAGTACTAGATAATGGTGCGATATATATGCTAGATATACAAAATTTTATAGGCAAAAGCAGCACAGAAGCGGATAGAAAAAGATTATATAGAAGTAAAATTGAAGAAGAGAAAAAATCACTTGGACAAATGTCCGGACAATTGATTGGACAAATGTCCGACAAAACTCCACCAGAGATAGATATAGATATAGATATAGATATAGAGAAAGAGTTAGAGAAAGAGATAGATATATATACAGATAAAGAAAAAGACGATAAGTATGTAGGTAAATCTGATTTAAAAACTTTTAGAATCTTATATGAACAAAACATAGGACTTATAAATGGAATAACAGCAGAGTATCTTATAGAACTATCTGAAACTATAGATGTTAATCTTTTTAAAAGGGCTATAGAAATAGCAACTGATAGAGGTAAATGTAGTCTTGGATACGTTAAAGGGATTATAAAACAATGGTTAGATATAAATATAAAAACTTTGGAGCAATTAGAAGTGTATAAACTTCAACAAGAACAAAGTAAAAAGGGTGTGAAATCAGATGTCGGAAGAAGAGAAGGAATTACTAAAGCAGAGAGTACAACAGATAATAGAGAAAGCGAAGAAGCAAGAAGAGCCGAACTCCTTAGACAAATTAGAGAACTCGATAACTAACTATAAATGTGATAAGTGCAGAGATATGCTTTTCATAATCCAGGATGATGGAACTGCCAAAGAATGTGAGTGTAGATCATTAAGGATAGCAGAAGAAAAACTAAAAGCATCAGGAGTTAGCGAAGAGTTTAGGAAGAAAACTTTTGAAAACTTCAATTATGAAAAAAGTATTGAAACAATGGAAGCTTTTATGAAAGCAAAAAGTTACTCCAAAAACTTCGAGGAAATTAGAGTAACTCGTAAAAATTCTATGATGTTTTTAGGCCAAGTTGGGTCGGGTAAAACCCACTTAGCAATAGCAATATCAAATTTACTTCTAGATAAAGGTATAGGCGTTATATATATGCCTTACCGTGATAGTATAACCAATTTGAAACAATCTATACTTGATGAAGAAAACTATCAGAGAGAAATTAGCAAATACAAAAATTCACAAGTATTACTTATAGATGATTTGTTCAAAGGGAGAATTACAGAATCGGATGTTAACATAATGTATGAAATTGTAAATTATAGATACTTTAAAAATTTACCGATTTTAACTACAAGTGAAAAGACAGTAGATGACCTTATTGAAATAGATGAAGCTATAGGAAGTAGATTATATGAAATGTCTAAAAACTATGTAGCAGAAATGAAAGGTGAGAAATTAAATTATAGAATTTATGGGAGCTAATGCTCCCTAGAAATAACAATTTTCAAGGGGGAATGAAAATGTTAAAAAGAGCAGATAGAAGTTTTAATAATTCATTAGGACCTAATGTTTATAGCGACGATAAAACTGCACTTAATTATAAAGCATTAGCTTATTGCATAGCAGGATGCAAGATTAATAATAAGAGACGATATGCAAGTGTAAATAATATATGTAGAGCATTCGGACTATTCGATCCAAATGAAGAAAGAGTTAATCAGATGCTAAAAGAAAAGTTAAAAGATGAAGCTAAGGAAATGAAAAGGCTTGGTCTAAATGTAAGAAGTAATAAAAATTTAAAATATATTGTTGAGAATATAAAAACAGGTGAGAAAACAGAATGTGCAGGGTTAATAGGTGTAAGCAGTTTAATAGGAATAACATATGATAATATATCTGGTTATATAAGCAAAGGTTCTGTATATAAAAAGACTTATAAAATATATAGAGTTGGTGAAGCAAGCAAGATATCTAATATTAGAGCAGTTAAAATTACAAATGTTAAAACTAATGAAGTTAAGAAATTTGAAAGCCTAAAATTAGCGGCTAAGTTTATAAATATAGCTCCAAGTTCTGTTTCCTATAATATGAAAAGAAATCAACCAGCTAGAGGTTGGAAAGTAGAATTTATAGATTAGGTGGGAGATATGATAGTTAAATTAGAGGACAGACAAGCTCTTATAGCTCGTGCAAAATACTTAATGGATAAATATTCTATGAATGCATTTGAGGCGATTAAATGGGCAGAACAAGAATTTGAAAAACAAATGAAAATGGGGGAATTAGAAAATGAATAATAAAGTAATTGATTTAAATTTTGCTAAAAAATTAAGAGAATCGATTTTAAGCAATGAAAAAGACAATAGTAATATAAATATTCAAAAAGAGATTTATAGTATGCCTATGAACCTTATAATTAATTTTCATATAGATTTAGCACACTTAGCATTAGGATTAACTTTAAATAAAGATTTAAAAGATGTAATGTTAAATGATTTAATTATGATTCTTAATAGAATGAGTGATATAGCTATATTTTTAGATATAGATTTAATTGCAGAGGTTCAAGAAATTCAAGTAACTGCTCCAGAGGTGATTTTAAATTCATTATTTAATAATGTATCTATGCTAAATTACAAGAAAACTACTTCAAGAATAAAAATGATAAATAGAATAATGCCTTTGTTTGTAGAGCTAGTATATAGTCTAGGATTTACTACAGATGAATTAGAAGAAGCTCATCACAAAAATATGGACAAGAACATCTTAGAATTGGAGCAAGGCATATGGAAGAATTAAAAAATGCACTTGCAGAACTATATTTAAAACATGGAAACCATGAAATAATAGTAGATTTAAGTCAGATACTAGATAGATATATAGTAGAAAAACAAATAGATAAAGTAAATAAAAATTAGGAGGAAATTGAGTATGAATATAAACATAGGAGATATAGTAGGTAACAAGATAAAGGAAATGGAGCAAAACAGAGTTGTAGAGGAACTTATAGCTGAAACTGTAGAAAAGAGTGTAACAAAGGCGATCATAGATGCAATAGATGGATATAGTATAAAGAGAACTATAGAGCGAAAGGTAGAAGAAAATGTAAATGAACTTGTAAATGATATAGGATTTACAGCATACAATACGTTCATAGCAGGTACTATTAAAAATATTATGACTGGTGTTGTACAAGAGGATTTAAAAAATAAGATAACTAAAAGTGTAGAAGATATATTATTACAAAAAAGAGAAACTATAAAGCTATCAGAAATATTTGAACATTATAGAGAGTATCTAAATAGTGAATTGGATTATCAAGAAAAGTATGATTTAGAAAATTTTATAGTTGAGATTGAAGATAATGATAGAGGTTGGATAGATTACAGGCTAAGCAAGGAAGATAACAATTCTTCTTGGCGAAGTAAAGATTGGGATATAGAATTTTCCATACATGAAAATTATAAAGATGAAACAACGGGAACTATATCTTGGGTTAAAAAAGATGGGGTAACTATAGATAAATATAATATACCGAAATATAGAAGTTGTTTTGATGATCTATTAATCAATTTAGCATTTAATAGAACAAAGATAGAAATAGATATCGAAGATGAAAATGATATAGATACAAGTTTTGATATTGAATATTAAATAAATTTATAGGGGGAACTAAAGATGAGATTTCCATTAGTGTTAAGAAAAACTTATGAAGAAGTATTAGATAGAGCTACAGATATAATAGTTGAAAAGAATAGAGTTATAGCGGTTCAAAATGATGAACTAGCAGTAGCTAATAGAATAAAAACTACATTGCAAGATAGAAATGAAAAATTAAATGAAGCTCTTACAATAGCAGAAGGTAAGATTAAAAAACTAGAAGAGTATATAGAGAAATTAGAGAAGGTTTCAGAGCATAAAACTCTTAGAAATTGTAGCTTGAATACTAAATTAATAGCTAAGGATACAGAGTTAAAAAAGTTAGATAAGGTTAATAAAGATTTAGATAAAGCTAATAGAGTGCTTATAAAAGGATTTAATAATGCAAATAGAATTAATTGGTGTAATGAAGAAAGTAAAAGACAAATAAAAAAGTTGGCAGAAGATATGCTAGAAGCAGATAAGATAAATAAAAATGAAGTAGCATCATATTTACTAGATATAACTAAGTACATGGGTGGAGGAATACCAATAGATATAAAATTGAATGAGGATTTTGAAGTGTAGATGTAGTGCTACATATTAAGGTAGATAGGAGCAACTATGAAAGATTTAATAATATTAATTGTAATTATAGTAGTTTCAGTTGTAGTAGTTAGAGCACTAGATGCTCTAGCTATTGCAGCTAGAAAATATAAGAAATAAAAATTTAGGTGTAGAGTATGAGCAGGTATTCACAAATGAGTAAAGTTGCTAAAAGTGGAGCAGTTGATAGTAAATATTTTAGTAATATTGATAGATTCGAGCAAGATATTCAAGAAAAAATAGAAAAGACTGATAACTTTAAATTTAAGATTAGAGAATTGATAATAGAAAATCCTAATTTGATAGAACAAAGATATCACAATGTTATAGAAGTAATGTTAGATATTAAGAAAGAATTTAATATATAAAATAATTTGGTACCGACATTAATGTCGGGAGCAGAGGAGGATATTATGAGAGAAATTAAATTTAGAGCGTGGAGCAAATTATTAAATAAAATGTTAAGTCATGAGGATTTAAATAAAACTTTAAAAGATTTAACAAAGATAGAGTATATAGCAGGAATATTTTTACCTTTGAATTCAGATGTTGAAGTAATGCAATATACGGGATTAAAAGATAAAAATGGAAAAGAAATATATGAAGGTGATATTCTAAGTTATAAACATATAACATACACTGATTGTTCTAAAATAGAAATTGAGGAAATTGAAGATGAATCATTTATAGAAATGATTAATTATACTCCTATAGCATCTATTGTAAAGCCTCATAGTAAAAATGTTAAATGTTTTGGATATGATAGTATCAATAAAGAGTGCCTTATACTTGATTTGACAAATAATGAAGTAGAAGTTATAGGAAATAAATTTGAAAATCCAGAGTTGTTAGGATAAAAGGGAGATTTAAGTTGTGAATATAGATAAAGATTTATTGCAATATTGCAAAGATAAAGAGTATCCAGTAGAAGAGATGAATGTAAAAAATTTTAAAACTGTAGAAGATATATTAAATTTTAAATGCTATAAGTTAGGTTTAGAATTTAAGAAGCTAGGAAAAGAAGTTTTAGATGCATTAAAAAAGATTGAACACAGGAAGAAAAGTTGTAAAAACTTTAAATGTAAATAAAACAATAATTTATCTGGCCGAGGTCGGTCGTTAGTATGGCGATACTCGGTCGATATATTGATAATGATAACTGAATGATAACAGGAGATTGAATATGAATTTAAGATGTAAATATACAATAGGTAGGTCTGTAAGGCATGTAGAAATAGGAGCAGGTAAAGATAAGGTTACACATACATATCATACAACATTAGTAACAGATCATAAGCACTATGATTATGATGTTTGGAAAGATAAAGTATTGCAACAAGTTAAGGTAAAACTAGAAACTGATATATTTAATAGATTAAAGAAATATAGTTTAGATTATTTAGCTTGGATTAATACGGAGGAGGAAGCTCACAAATATGCATTAGATTTATATTCATGCAGAATATGGGAGAATAAAAATTGGGTAGGATATGAAGTATTTAATCAGTTGTTAAGTAAAAGTGAGCTTACAGAACAAATAAGTTTAATATAGAAAAAGGATTTGAATTTTAGACTACATTTGAAGAATAAATTTCAGAAATTAATTAATGAAATAGGAGAATGAGTATGAGAGTTGATTTTACAATTCCGTCAGCACCAGTACCTAAGTCGCGTCCTCGATTTAACACAAATACAGGACGAGCTTTTACAGATGATAAGACGAGGATATTTGAGAATATAGTATCTTTAGCATATGGAGCTAGGCATTACTTTGATGATAATTATATAAGAATAAGAATGAAGTTTAAATTTGAAGTACCAAAGAGCTACAGCAAAAAGAAAAGAATAGACGCTTTAGAAGGTAAAATAAGACCGACTAAAGCTGATATTGATAATTATATTAAAAGTGTACTTGATGGACTTAATGGAAAGGCTTTTAAAGATGATAGATATATTTATGCAATATTAGCTGAAAAAGAATATTCAGAAGAGGCTTGTATAGAAGTAAGTATAGAAAATGTAGAGGGGGATTAGTATGACTAAAGAAGAATATAGTGAATTATTTAGAAAAACAGAAGGTAAATTATTCGATTATAAGAGGATAAAAAGTGCAATAGAAAAAATTGAATTAGATATAGAGGAAATAAAAAATGAGTATATAGGATGTGGAGCAATAGGCTATGAAGAAAGAACAGGTCCGACATATAATATAAGTAGATTAGTAGAAAATGAAGTTATAAAAAAAGAACAAAGAATAAATTACTTAGAATATAGAAAAAGACAAAAAGAAATAGAAAAAAGGAAGATAGAAATAGCTATAAATAATTTTACGTTAGAACAAAAAGAATTATTTGATATTTTATATATGAGTAATAGAAAGAGAGTTCCTAGATATGAAATATTAGATAAAATGCATATATCCAAAACTACATACTATGAATTAAGAGAATCATTAGTAAGAAGTGCTATAAACTCTATATATCCAGATATACTAGAGCGAGAATTATTTAATAATTTTACAAATTCAAATTGAGGGACATTTTAAGGACAAAGTTAGGACAAAATATAATTTTATATATGTTATTATATTAATATAGAAATTTATATAATTTCAGTTATTCCCCTAATATGTATATTTCTCTAAAAGGTAGGACTCCCCTCCTACCTAATATGCAAGTAAAAGTATAGCAGGTGCAACTCCTGCAACTTGCACCAAATAAAAAATAATACCCTATTGGGATGAAAGGAGTAGCCTTTTTGTAATAAAGCTGCGTTTTCAGAGGTTATTATTTAAGTTTCTGTTTAATATTAAGAAGGACTCATACCTTTCACGTGTGGGTCTTTTTTAGTATTCAAAATTAAAGGGTGAGGAATATGGCTAAGGTTTGGAAGGATGCAAATGAAGCTATAAAAATGATACATGATATAGAAGATGATAAGTTAAGAGAACTAGATATAGAAATGAGAAAAAAACCTAAGTTTGATAAGAGAGGAGAACAAGAATGTCTTAAAAATGAGAAAAGTAAAAAGAGCATCAAAACCTATAAAAAATACTAGAGATGTAAAAAGAATGATTGCTTACTTAGAGGCAAGTAGTAATAATTTCGGTAAAAGAAATGCAATACTATTTCAAATTGGAGTAACAACAGGATATAGAGCAGGAGATCTAGTAGGATTAACAGTAGGAGAAATAAAAGATGTAATAAAAACTAATGAGTTTATTATTCTTGAAAGTAAAAAAGTTAATACTAAAAACATAAGGAAAAAGAATATTAAACCAAGACGAGTTCCTTTAAGTCCTAAATTAAAGGTTAAACTTAAGCAATATATATCAGATAAAGAAGATTGGGAATATATGTTTAAGTCTAATAAAGGAGAAGGACCGATAGAAGTAGATACGATTAGTAAGATACTTAAAAGAGCAGGAGAATATTTAGGGTTATATTATACAACGGCTCATTGTATGAGAAAGACATATGCATATAAAATATATGTTGAAAGTGGATATGATATAATAGCAGTTAAGGAAATGTTAGGACATTCTAGTATAGAAGAAACTAAATTATATTTAGATTTAGAGAGATTAAAGTACGATACTTATAGTAAATCGTTAGATGATTTTCTGTAGGTATTTTTTTATTTTTACTTATTAATTCCTGAAAAATAAAATCAAAAGAATTAAGGGTAGATTTTTAATTTCACTATAATAGAAGAAAACATAAAAAAATAATTCCGTATTCTCTAGGTAAATAAGGTATTTATTGATATGAAATACAAACTATAAATATTGGAATATAAACAATGTTCGTATAAAAATAAGTATATTTTTTATTGTTTTTATGAAGCTTAATTGAGGTGAGTTAATGGCGAGAGAGTTTAGTAATAAGTTCTATAAGAGTAAGGAATGGAAGAATACTAGAGAATACATCTACAATAAGTATCATGGATTATGCGTTGAGTGCGGAGCACCAGGAGAGGAAGTACATCATATTGAATGGTTAAGTCCTGATAATATAAATAATCCTGAAATAACTTTAGGAGAAGATAATCTAGTGTTACTATGCCGAGGATGTCATATGAATAAGCATAGGAAGAAGGAAGTAACAAAGTATGGATTAGTATTCAATGAAAATGGAGAACTAATCAAAGTCTACTAAGCCCCCCTATTAAAAATATTTGGTAGGGAGAACGGCGACCGCGAGTGGGTACCTCTATTTTCCTCCACATGAAATTTTGAAAAATAGGGAGGGGTATAATGAAAAGCAAAGTTGAACAATTAAAAGAACAATTTAAGGACGATTTAAACAAAGAAAAAAATATTAAACAAGAAATAAATAGAATTAAGAAATTATACAAAGATTTCCCTAAAGAAAAATCAAAGGTACTTGAAGGACTTATAAATGAATCTGCATTTATAAAAGTATCTTTAGAAGAACTAAGAGATAATTTATTAAAGAATGGATTTACTGAAGTATTTGAGCAAGGAGAACAAAGATTCAATAGAGAAAGACCCGAAGTCAAAATATATACAACATTTATTCAACGTTATTCAAATGTTATGAAGCAACTAATAGATCTTTTACCAGTAGAAGTTAAAAAAGAAGAAGCTGATGAACTTCTTGAATTTTTAAATAGGAATAAAATTAAGAAATGACAAAGACATACATAGAAGAATATTATCAAAAAATCCTATCAGGAGAAATAGTTGCTTGTCATAGAATAAAGCAAGTGTATGCTAAGTTAGTTGATGATTTATATAATCCTAAAGGTGATTGGGTATTTGATGAAGAGTTAGCAAATAAACCCATAGAGTTTATTGAAACATTCTGTAAACAAGCTCAAGGAGCTATGGGTACAGCTTTAAAATTAGAGTTATTTCAAAAGGCTAAATTTCAAGCTATATTTGGATTTGTTCATAAAGATACAAGGCTTAGAAAATATAAAGAAACTTTAACTATAGAAGGTCGTAAAAATGGGAAAACAACAGAGTTAGCAGGAGTTAATTTATACATGGCCATAGGAGATGGAGAAGGTGCAGCAGAAAATTACTGTGTAGCTACAAAACTTGAACAGGCTCAAAAATGTTTTATGGAAATTCACAATATGGTTAAACAATCACCATTACTTTCTAAGCATATAAGAAAAAGAAAGTCAGATTTATATTTTGAACCTACAATGTCATTTATAAAAGCATTGGCAAGTAATTCAAATGGTCTTGATGGACTTAATGGACATATGATAACTATTGATGAGTTAGCAGCTATTAAGAATAGAGATTTATATGACCTAATGAAACAATCTATGTCATCTAGAAATCAACCTTTACTATTTTGTATAACTACAAATGGATTTGTAAGAGAATCTATATTTGATGCTCAATATGATTATGCTTGTAAAGTATTAGATGGATATACCTCTACTGATGAAAATAAAGTTATAGATGATACATTTTTACCATTTATTTATGAATTAGATGATAAAGATGAATGGGACAAAGAAGAATGTTGGATAAAAGCTAATCCAGGACTTGGAACGATAAAGAAAATAGATACTTTAAGAGAATATGTAAATAAAGCTAAGAATGACCCAACATTTAAAGCTACGGTAATGGTTAAAGATTTTAACATGAAGGAAAACTCTGCTAGTGCTTGGTTACGTTGGGATGAACTTAATAATGAAACTAAGTTTGATATTAAAGATATGGGATTCAGATATGGTATAGGATGTTTTGACTTAGCGGAAACTACAGACTTAGCAAGTGCTAAAGTATTATGTATGAGGCCTAATGATGAAAATATCTATGTAATGTCAATGTACTTTATTCCAGAAGGAAAACTTAATAATTTGGAAGATAACAAGGAAGCTGACGGGGTTCCTTATAAGTTATGGGAAAAACAAGGATTATTAAGAGTATGTCCTGGTAATAAGGTTAATAAATATCATATGTTAGAGTGGTTTAAAGAAATAAGAGATGAATATGATATTTATATTCCTTGGATTGGTTATGATCCATGGCATGTTGATGATAGTTTATTATTAGCATATGAAAATGAATTTGGAAAAGAAGCCATGATTAAAGTTAGACAAGGTGTCCTTACTTTATCATCTCCTATGAAAGAATTAAGAGCAGATTTAATGGCTCATAAGGTTATATATAATAATAATACAATAGATAAATGGTGCTTATCTAATACTGAAATAAAAGTTGATATAAATGGTAATATACAACCAATTAAAGGTGTAGATAGTAGAAAACGTATAGATGGAGCTGTAAGTTTAATAATTGGATATGTTGTTTTAAAAGACAAGATGTCAGAGTACCAATCTATTATTTAGAAAGGAGGTGAAAAAGTGGGAATATTTAATAAGTTTTTTAATAAGAATCCATCATTAACTAGATATGAAATGATAGTTGATAAAGGTAATGGTTTTTATACTTGGAACGGAAACTTATATCAATCAGACATAGTACGCTCATGTATAAGGCCGAAAGCTAAGGCAATAGGTAAATTAGTACCTAAACATATAAGAAACTCTACAGAAGGATTTTCAATTAATCCAGAGCCATATATTAGATTTTTATTAGAGGACCCTAATCCATATATGTCAGGACAAGTATTATTTGAGAAAATAACAACTCAACTTGAACTAAATAATAATGCTTTTATATATATACATAGAGATGAAAATGGATATCCTATGGAGTTATATCCCATAATAGCAAATAGTATGGATGCACTATATGATAAAGAAGGATACCTCTATATAAGATTTTATATGAGAAATGGTAAGATGGTAACTTATCCATATGAGGATATAATACATATTAGAAAAGATTTCAATGAAAATGACATATTTGGAGATAGTCCAACAAAGGCTCTTACTTCATTAATGGAAATAGTAAATACAACAGACCAAGGTATTGTAAAGGCTGTTAAAAATGGTGGAATAATACGTTGGTTACTTAAATTCAATCAAACACTTAGGCCGGAAGATATGGAAGAGCAGACTAAAAAATTCACTAATACATTCTTAAATATAGAAAATAGTGGAGGAGCAGCTGCTACAGATGCTAAATTTGATGCAAAACAAGTAGAACCTAAAGATTATGTACCAAATGCGACTCAAACTGAAAAAACTGTACAACGTATTTATTCATTTTTTAATACAAATGAAAAAATAGTGCAAAGTAAATATACAGAAGATGAGTGGATTTCTTATTTTGAAGCCGAAATAGAACCTTTAGCTATGCAATTAAGCAATGAATTTACTAGAAAGTTATTTACTAGAAGAGAAAGAGGCTTTGGAAATAAAATTGTATTTGAAGCATCTAATTTACAATATGCAAGTATATCAACTAAATTGAATTTAGTTCAAATGGTAGATAGAGGAGCATTAACACCTAATGAATGGAGAGAAGCACTTAATTTACATCCTATAGAAGGTGGAGATGAACCAATAAGAAGATTAGATACAGCTGTTGTGAAAGGAGGTGAATAATCGTGATATTCGTTGATGTAAAAGGTGAAGTAATACCAAGTGGAAATGAGTGGCTATATTCATGGTATGGAATACAAGCAGTATCTCCAAAGACAGTACAGAATGCATTAAGTAGAGCAAATGGACAACCAATAACTGTTAGAATTAATAGTGGTGGTGGAGATGTATTTGCTGGATGTGATATTTACAATATGCTAATGACATATAAAGGCGATGTAACAATTGAAATACATGGACTATGTGCAAGTATAGCAAGTGTTATAGCTATGGCTGGTAAATGCAAAATGTCTCCTTTAGCAGAGATAATGATACACAATGTTTCAACAAAAGCTAGTGGAGATTATAGAGATATGGAGCATACAGCAGAAATATTAAAAAAAGCAAATAAAACAATATCTAATGCCTATGTAATGAAAGCTGGACTAGATGAAAAAGAAATTAAAAAGATGATGGATAAAGAAACATGGCTTACCGCAGAAGAAGCATTAGAATTAGGTCTTGTTGATGAAATAATGTTTACTGATGAAAAAGTAGATAAATCAATGGTAGATCTATTAAAAAATAATGCCGTAAGTATGTGTAACTCAGTAAGTAAGATAGATAATAACTTACTTGAAAGATTTAGAAACTTTAATCCAATTATGAATCAACCTAAAGAAACTACGGTTGATTTTTTTATGCAACAAAAACTACAAGCAAAACTAAAATTACTTAATTTAAAAGAAATATAGTAAAGGAGAAAAATAATATGAACAGAGAACAATATTTACAATTAAGAAATGGATTATACAATGAGGCAGAAGTATTAATAAATGAAGGTAAAATAGAAGATGCTAATGCTAAAATGGAAGAAATAAAAGAGTTAGATAATAAATTTGAAGAAGGATCTAAAGCAACAGCTAACTTAAATGCACTAAAAGATAATGCAAAAGTAACAAACTTAGAGAATAACTCTAAAAATATTATCGGAGGAACTGTGTTAGCAAATACAAATAACATAGAAGAAGATTTAACTAATTCAGTAGAATATAGAAAAGCATTTATGAACTATGTATCAAGAGGGGTTGAAATGCCTAGAGAATTTATGAATGCAAATGAAAATACTAAGACTACAGATGCTTCAGTAATGATACCTACTACAGTATTAGAAAAAATAATAGAAAAAATAGAAGCTACTGGAATGATATTACCTCTAGTTACTAGAACATCTATAAAAGGAGGAGTAACAGTTCCTACATCTACAGTTAAGCCTGTTGCATCTTGGGTAGCAGAAGGAGCAACAAGTGATAAACAAAAGAAACCAGTACAAGGTACAATAACATTTGCTTATTATAAATTAAGATGTGCGGTATCTATGTCTTTAGAAATGGATACAATGGCATTACCAGTATTCGAAACTACTTTAATAAACAATGTAGTTGAAGCTATGACAAAGGCTATAGAGCAATCTATAATAAATGGTACAGGTGTAGGTCAACCAAAAGGAATATTAAAAGAAACTCCAAATGAAGGGCAAAGCTTAGAGATTGATGCTATAGATTATGATACTTTAATAGATGCAGAAAGTGCATTACCTTTAGAATATGAATCTGGTGCAGTTTACTGTATGACTAAGAAAACATTTATGGCATATCAAGGAATAAAAGATTCTGCTGGACAACCAATAGCGAGAGTTAACTATGGAATAGGTGGGAAACCTGAAAGAAGTTTATTAGGTAGACAAGTTATATTATGTAACTACTTACCTTCATTTGATACAGCATCATCACAAGAAGCATTTGCTTTCTTATTCAACTTTAAAGATTATGTATTAAATACAAACTTAAACATGACTATGAAAAGATACGAAGATAATGATACAGACGATCAAGTAACTAAGGCTATAATGTTAGTTGATGGTAAAGTACTTCAAAAGGATTCTCTAGTTATATTAAAAAGGGCATAGAATAGGTTAATTCATATGTTAGAATCTATCAGATTGGCACTACGAATAAAAAGTAGTGCCTTTGATGAAGAGATATTAGAATTAATAGAGTCTTCAAAAACAGATTTAAAAATGTCAGGTATAACTAATATAAAAGAAGAGGATCCTTTAATACGTCAAGCGATAAAAACATACTGTAAAGCTAATTTTGGATTAGATAATAAAGATAGTGAAAAATATCAAAGTTCATATGATATGCTTAAACAACATTTATCATTGTGTGGTGATTATAATGTTTAGTGAAATATTAGAGTTAGTAGATTTAATTACTGATGTTGATGAAAATGGATTTGAAATACTTACTGAAAGAAAAACAGAAGTGTTTGCAGCTAAAAAGTCCATTAGAGCAAGTGAACACTATGAAGCACAAAAATTAGGTTATAAGTTAAGTCTTATGTTTATTGTAAAACCTTATGAATACAACAATCAGGAGTATGTATATTATGAAAATAAAAAATATAAGGTTGAGCGAACATATGAAAAAGATACTGAAAACTTAGAACTTGTTTGTAGTAAGGTTGTATAAATATGGGTATAGAGTTTAATTTTGAAGAATTAGAAGATGCTTTAGTTGGAATAAGTAAAAAAATGGGTGAAGATATAATTGATGAAGCATTAGATGCAGGTGCTGATATAGTATTAGATTCTATGAACAAAAATGTACCAGTTGATACTGGAGCACTTAAGGACAGTTTAGGTGAGATAAAAAAAGAAGGTAGTAAAACAAATCGAAAAATTCACTTAGGAAGTACATCTACAGATAGAAGTATAGTCGAAAGAGCATACTATCAGGAGTATGGAAATAGTTCTATGAATGGTAAGAAGTGGATGAAAAAAAGTTATAATCAATCTAAAGATGAGGCGATAAATGCTATAGGAGATTCTTTAGCTGAAAACCTATTTAAGTAGGTGAGAATATGAATAGTAAAATAATAAATTTATTAAAAGACATAGTTCCAGTATATTATCAAGAGACTACACAATCTCCTGATAAGTACTGTATTTTTAGTTACTATGATGAACAGGATAGTATGTTTTATGATGATACAAATTTAAGTGAAACATATTACATAACTATTAATTACTGGTATAAGAAACCAACAGATATGATGATATATAAACAAATAAAAGATATATTAAAGTCCAATGGATTTACTTTTAATGGTAGCTCTGATTTGAAAGATGGAGATTACTATGGTAAAAACATGGACTTTATTTATGAAGAAATGTTATAGAAAGGATGTGTAGTAAATGGCTGCTAAGAAAAAAGTACTAAGAGGATTTAGTAATATACACTTTGCTCCATACGTTGATGGAGAATATCAAACACCTGTGCAAATTGAAGGAGCAAAAAATGGAGAGTTTAAATTAAACTTTGAACATGATCCTTCATACGCGGACGATGTATTATTTGATAATGGATATTTATATACTGGTGGAGAAGGAAATATAACTGTACTAGACTTAACTCCAGAGGAACAAACTTTAATACTTGGAAATAAAAAAGTAAAAGGTGGTGTAGTTGTTAATTCTAACGATCAAGCGCCTTCAGGAGCATTTTTATTTGAAAAGAAATTTAAAAATTCAAATCATAAAAGATTATATGTAGTATATAACTGTATGTGCTCTAATCCAGGATTAGTTATGCAAACAATAGAAGACAAAGCAGAAGATGCTACTTGTGAAATACCTTTATCAGTATCAGAATTATCTGATGGGAATATATATTTCTATATAGATACTAATGATAGTACAGTAGATGCTACTCAAATATCAAATTGGTACACTGAAGTTCAAATGCCAAAAGAAATAGTAGGATAAAACATAAGGCATAAATATTTTAAAGTGCTTAAAATCGATTTTAAAAGGTCGATTTTTAAGCACTTTTTATAATTAGGTGATAAAAATGCATAGCTGTAAAATTGCTCTAAATAATACAAAGTTTAAAGGAATTTTAGACTTTGGGACGTTATTAAAAGTAAAGGAGGATCTACTTGAAAATGGATACGACTTTACAATTCCTGAGATATTTAAAAGCATATCTGATGTGAATAATCTTAATATGTATGCTTTGATGTCAATTTTATTATTTTCGATCTCTAGATATTCTGACATAGATGAAGAAGAAATAGAAGAAATAATTTTAAAAGAAGATTTAAAATTAGATACTTTTAATAGTATTTTTAGTTATATAAATTTACTTTTTAAAAGATGCATGCCACAAAAGCAAGAAGAATCATTATTTGAAGAAGATGAAATTAATTTAGAAGAAGATGATTGGGATTTTTCTCATATGGAGTACTTATGGTATTCAGTTCTAAAAAGAAATGATGATTTTTACAAAGTTACGCCTAAAACATTTTTTCAACAAATGGAAACATATAAGAAAATGAATAATATAGAAAGTGAAGATATTGATTATTTATAAGAGGAGGTGAGAACATGAGTAGAGAGCAAGAAATAGCTAAGCTAAAAACGACCCTTTCACTTGATACAGGTGATTTTAAAAAACAATTAACTAGCACAACGAAGGAAACGAACAATCTAAAACGTTCCTTTGATATTGCTAATAAATCTATAGAAAATGCAGAAGATTCAATTTTAGCTACTAATAATGCTATCCAAAAAGGTGAAAAAGCTATGGATAGTATGAATAAAAAGCTAGAACTTCAAAAGAAAAGATATGATGATTTAAAATCTACAGTAGAGAAACAATCTAAATCATATAATGAACTTACTGAAGATCTTAATAAAGCTGAGAAAGAGCTAGAGCAACTTGAAAACGCTGAAAATAAAAATACAGAAGCTATAGAAAAGCAAAAAAAAGCTATAGATGAGTTAAGACAAAAATTAGAGGATAAAGCAGATTTAATCCAAAAAAATATAAATAATTTGCAAAAATATTCTAATGACATAGATAAAACTGAAACTGATATTACTAGTCTTGGAAATCAGTTAGGTAAATTGAAAAATTCACTTGAAGATGTAGCGGAGTCGACTGAAAGTGCTTTTTCAGATAATAGTTCAGATAACTTAGAACAGTTTAAAGACTTAGCTGGAGAAGCAGGTGTTGACTTAGGATTATTAGAACTAAGTGCTAAAGGTGCTGCACTTGCACTAGCTGTAATGATAACTAAATCTGTTATTGATGGTGCGATAAGTTATGATAAAGCTATAACAGATTTACAAATAACTATGGGTATTACTGAGGAATCAGCCAAAGATTTATATGCTGCGGTAAAAGATATTTCAAAAGGTGGTTACTCTATAGAAGGTATTGCAAATGCAGTAAAAATGCTTGAACAAAGATTTGGATTATCTGCAGATGAATCAGAAGAATTAGCTCAAGGAATAGACTTATTAAATAAATATGGATATGAGCATAAAGATGTAATAAGATTTATGACAAGTGCCGTAAATGATTGGGGTATGACTTATGAAGAAGCCTTAGACTACATACTTAAAGGCGAACAAGAAGGATTAAATATGTCAGAAGACTGGATGGATACTCTTGTTGAATATACTCCGATATTTTCTACTTTAGGTATCACAGGTAACGATGCTTTTAATTTAATTAGAGAAGCTATGAAAGCTACTGGTGTTGATAGTGATAAGGCAGCAGATATTGTTAAAGAATTCTTCTTAACTTTAACTGATGGATCAACTACAAGTCAAGAAGCTTTTGATGCTTTAGGATTAAATATAGATGATTTAAAAAATAAAATTAATGATGGGTCTCTTACATCTGTAGAAGCTATGCAAAAAGTAATGGAAGCTATTATGGGAGTAGGAGATGAAACTGAACAAGCTAGATTATTACAGGAAATATTTAAAGGAACTATTGAATATGGATCTATTGGAATAGTTGAAGCGTGGGCCAACGTAGGGAATGAGGTTATTAATACTACTGGAACTATAGATGCTGCTAAAGAAGCATTTGAGGGTAGTTATGAAGCAGCTAAACAAGACTTATCTAATAGTTGGAATACACTATCTGAAACTATTGGATCTAAGGCCGTACCTGCTTTAACTTGGACTATAGATTTATTTAATGATATTCTAGTTACAGTATTAAATATAGGACCTCTTGTAAAAAATATGTTTGCTGAAATGGGTAATGATATAACTCAGTGGAGCTTAGGAGCGGTAGGTAAGTTTCAGGAGTTTCAGATTGCTTGTATAGAAGGTGCTATAAAAATAGCTGAAGCGCTTGGTAAAGACGAATGGGCATCTAAATGGAAAGAAAATTTAGAAGGTGTTAAAAATAAACATACTGAAACGGTAGAAAAAATAAAGCAAAATGAAAAAGAAAGAGCTAAGATAGAGGCTCAAGATCAAGCTCTTAGAGATGAAATATATGGACGTGATAAAAAGAACCATACTGATACTGCTAATGCTATAGTACAGAACAATGAAAAAGTGAAAAATAGTTCTAGTGAAACAAATAAAAAACTTGAAACTGATTCTACTAATTCAGCAAATAAGGTATCTCAAAATGCTCAAAAAATGGGTAACGACCTAAGTGCTAATATGAATAAGGCTAAGAGCTCAGCCGAAACATCTATGCAGGGTGTTAAAGGTGCAGTTGATAGCAACATGGATGGCTCACTTAAAACTGTACAAGTACAAGCTACTGAAATGTATAAAGGTGTTAAGACTTCTTTCCATAAAATGTCTCAATCTGCACGCGAAGATGGTACAGAGATGTATAAAGGAGTTCAAACATCTGCTAATAAAATGGCAAGCAGTGCTAAGGCCGCAGCTACTGAAATGTATAAAGGAGTAACGACAAGTACCTCGAAAATGGCTCAAAAAGCCATAGCTGACTGGAACAGCATAAGAAATGCATATAGTAGAGGTATAACAGGAAATGTTACTGTACATAAAAAAACTATATCATCACAAGAAACGCAATCTATAAGTGAACTATCTATGACTGGTATAGCTTCAATAGATATAATGCCTATAAATACTGCAAGATATGTTACCGAAGGTCAATATTATTCAATTCCTACAAGTGGCAATATATCTAATATAAGTAATTTAGATTCTAAAAAAGAAGTTACAACTAATAAAAATACAACTAATATAACTCTTAAAATAGAAAACTTTAATAATAATAGGGATTATGATATAGAAGTATTAGCAGATGATTTAGCTAGGTTGTTAAAAAGAAAGAAGGTGTTTATTTAATGATAGAAAACTTTTATTTTATTTTTAACAATATAAAAAGTAGTAATATAGAAAATTTAAGAATTTTAGAAAGTAATCACCACTCTGTTTCAGGTAGAGATTTTGAATTAATAAGTGTACCTGGAAGAAATGGAGATTTAATAGTAGACAATGGGAAGAAAAAAAATTCTGAAATAAGATTACTTTGTAAATTAGATGTAAGAAAAAATAAAAATTTTACGGAAGCATGTATGGCTATTGAAGAATGGCTACAAGGAGAAATCGGATATAAAGATTTAGTATTTCCAGATGGATATAGATTTAAAGCGATTTGTGTAGATCAGATAAACATAGAAAAGAAACGTAGATATTATGGAACAGTAGAAATATTCTTCAGTGCTTATAGGGAGAGTGATTTATAGTGATAACATTACATAGTAAAGATTTTAAAACTAAATACGGTACTATAAATTCTCTGTGTGAAGCTTTTGTAGAAGAGGAAAGAAATGGACTGTTTGAATTAAGTTTTATAATGCTTAATACAGATAGTCTTTTTAATTATGTAAAAGAAGAAAATATAGTAGTTGTAAATGCTAATGACACTTTATTGAATCAAAAATTTAGAATTTATATGACTAGGAAGTTGATGAATAATAGGGTAGAGGTATTTGCTAGGCATATATCTTTTGACTTAATGTATGACTATATAGATAATATATCTTTTGGAAATCAATCTTGCGAATATGCTTTAAATCAATTATTTATAAATAGTAATTTTAGCACTCATTATAAAGGATATTCTGATATAGTAAATGCACAAGATTATAAAATGTCTATGGCTAATATATTAGAAGCTATAGGAGGGAAACAAGGATCAATAATTGATACTTTCGGTACTGGTGCAGAAATACTTAGAGATAATGAAAATATTCATGTTTTAAATAAAAGAGGATATGACAATGAAGTTACTATAGAATACAGAAAAAATTTAACTGGCTTTGAACTTGAAGAAGATACAACTGATTTAGTAACTAGAATATTACCTTATGCTAAATATAATGATGAAGAAACAAGCGAAGAAATAACAGTAAAAGCTTCTTATGTTGATAGTGATAATATAAACAACTATTCTCACCCTTATATAAAAGCCATAGATTATTCATCAAAGTTTGAAGAAGGGCAAATTCCAACTACGGAAAAATTAATTACACTTGCAAGAAAAGAATATAAGAATAATAAAGTTGATATACCTAAGCAAAATTTTAAGATAGAGTTTATACCATTATCTAAATGTGTAGGATATGAAGGTTTAGAGGACAAAATAAGTTTATGCGATACAGTAACTATAATTGACACTAGATACAATGTTAATACTAAAGCGAAGGTTATTAAGACTGTTTTTAATGTACTTAAAAGTAGATACGAAAGCATGGAGTTAGGAGATCCAAAAACTAGTTTAGGAGATATAGTAGGAAATGGAGGTAGTGAAAGTGTAGTAGGTCCTCCAGGTCCACAAGGTCATCCTGGTGCAGATGGAAGTATTGGAGATTTTCCAAATAGCTTACCTTCTACTCCTATAGTAACTACTACTGTATATGGCTTTGCAAATATTGAAATTAGTTGGACTTTTGAAAATAAAATATATTATCAATACGAAGTATATGCTAGTAAAGAAGCTAATTTTACTCCTAATATTTTTAATCTTATTCATCAAGGGCAAACATCTACATTTATGTATCAAGCTAAACCTAATGAAACCTGGTATTTTAAGGTTTGTGCTATCAATACTCATGGCGAGAGAACTTCTTTTGGGAGTGCTTATGCTACTACTATTAAAATAGATGATTTATCTAATTATGTTGAAAATATGGCAATAAATGATGCCCTAATAGGAACTTTAAACCTTGGAAGAGGTTGGATAGGTGAACTTAAAGGTAATTATATAGACGCTAAAAACTTAAGTGTAACAGATGGAAATGGAAAAAGAACGCTAGATATAGACAGTTTTGGTAATGTAAATTTAGATGTTACAAGCTTAAAAATACATTCTACAGCTATAGGTGAAGTTATTGAAGATAATGTAAATACTGTAGTAAATTCAGTATTAGATATATTTAAAGATGGTGTTCTTAGTGATGTTGAAAAGAAAATATTAAAAGAGAAAAAAGAAAATTTATTAAGAGAAAAAGCTGATATACTAGCACAAACTGAAATAATAAAGCAAAGTACAATGTTAGTAAATACTAGTGAACTAATTGATTTAAAGCAATCTGAAAGCAACTATATAAGTTCTATAGATAATTTAGTTGCGATAATAGATAAACTATTAGAAGGAGGGGAAAGTAATGGCTAGTTTAGTGGTAAGTCCAAACGTTATAAATGTGTCTGAAATTAATCAAAATACCGTTACAGTTAATTTCACATGCGACAAAACATTGACTGACGTGAAATTAAGCACAGATAACGGAAGCACTTATAAAGATAAAGTGAGCATGACACAAACAAATGCTATATTTGATATAAGCGGTATGAGTAATAATAATTATAACTGCAAATTGAAAGGTTATTATGAGGAAAATGATAACTCTGATACAATACCAGTTACAGGTATTGAGGTGGATAACTGGGATGTCAAATTAGAAGTTGGACAAACAAAGCAATTAAATGCAAGAGTGATTCCTGCGAACGCTACAAATCAAAATGTTAATTGGTTTTCAAATAATACAAGTGTTGCAACTGTTAATTCGACAGGCTTAATAAAGGCAGTAAGGGCTGGATATGCTAAAATTACCGCAACAACAGAAGATGGAAATATTCCCTATGACGTTCATGTTAATGTTAGTGCTACGCAGACTACTGTTACTTCAGGAATAAAAACTGATCCAGCAAGTGTTACTGTTGTTAGTGGTGGCACTGCTGATATAACAATGTTATTTGGGCATGATGTTGCAAACAAAAGCTTAGAATTTATGAGTAGTAATGGTGCTATTGCTAGTGTATCTGATTTAGGAAGCTATAAATACAGAATAACAGGTGTAGGACAAGGTAGCACATCGATTAGATTTAGGACTTCTGACGGGAAATTTGAGACTTCTTGTTCTGTAACAGTTACTAGTGGAAGTGCAAGTGGGGATTCAACAATAAATGAAGAATATACACAATCTTGCACATCTGAATATATACTTGACAAAATGTATCCTATGGGGCAATCACATGAAGCTATTCCGAGCGGCTTAATAACTGATACATGGAAATATAATTCTAGGTGGGAAAATCAATATAGGCCAACAGCCGTAGCTCATAGTTGTGGTCAAAGTGGATGCCCAGGAACAGGTGCATTTCAAGCACTAGGTTGTTGGTCTAATATATACAGAGTAGAGGGGACTCCTTTTAGCCAAAATACAGGTGTAGAGATGAAGGATATTAAAGTGTATGGTTGGTATAATGGTGCTTGGGAATTAGTGCAACACTTACCTGTTCCGAACGGTAATTTCTATCCCGAATCCTTTGGTGGAGATGTTAATAAGTATTTTGCAGATAGTGCTAGGCAAACTTCTACATCTAAGACTATAATACTTAGAGAAAAGAACAAAATAGATGCTATGAATTGGAATACAAATCAATTACAAACTGAAAACTGTATGTATCACCCATTCTCTAATATTAAGAATTTTGATACAAAGTATGAATATATTTATACTTGTATAGACTTACGTAAAGTGAAATGGGATGAAAATGGTATTGATGATAGAGATAGTACGCATTACTGTAGTAACTGTGGTGGTGATTGGTGGTTAGCAGAGGGATTAATGTTCCATGACTCTTGGCAACACAACAAAGGTGTATGTCAACCTAAGATGATTGAAATAACAAATGAGTGGAAGAGATTTAGCATGACAACCGTACCTCAAAATTGGCAGAACGGATTCCCAGAGTAGGAGGAGTTTCTTATGATTAAAGAAGTTATATCTAATACATTTACTATTAACGTAAATAAACAAAGTGAAATACCGCCTACTACACAAACTAAAGAGGTTGTATCTAATACTTTTAATTTAATAATTAATAAAGGGGAAGTAATTCCCCCTGAACAACTTGAAAGCTTAGAAAGTGCTCTTAAAGACTATACAGCTAAGTTAGAACATATAAGAAAGTGTATACAAATTGCAAATGAAAAAATATCTAAAAATGTATTTGATTTGAAAACTCATGAAGATATATTCAACAAGCTTACTGACAATGGCAAAAAGAAAGCTATTATTATGGAAAATGGTGAATTGTACATTAACGCAACTTATTTAAAAAGTGGGTTAATTGAAGGATGTATACTTAGGACTTCTCCAAATGGTGAAGGTCAACATGTTTACGTTGAAGGTGATATGTACTCAATTAAAGATGGTAATGATGTAAAAGCTATGTTTGGGTTTAAATCTCCAATTACAGGACAAAAATCAAATACTCCTTTCTTAGCAATAGGTCATGATGGAGTTGGTGAAAGTCATAACTATTTAGCAGGTGTGAGCTATCCAGCTACTTATAATCCAATTGGAGCAAATTATGCTTATGCAGAATGGGCATATCAATTTGTAAAAGATAACTATACTTCTATAAGATTTAATTCAAACGGAGAAATTGAGTTGAACCCCGATTATAGAGTAAGTATTGGAAGGTATTACGAATATGGCAAACGAAGGGAATTAGCTTCTATCTTTGAAAAAAATGGGAATGGATGCTTTGGAACATATTTAATTGAAGCTGTTGACGTTTTAGCTAAATATTTACGATCACCTGAAACCTTATATCTTGAATCTAATAATGGTAATGCAGGAGTAGTATTATATAGTGGAAGTGAATGTGCTTTTCAGCCTAGAGATGATTTAAGTGGTCAAATGCAATGTGGAACACCTTGGGGGGCTTGGAAATCTGTTTTTGCTACTAATAATTATTCGAGTGATGGGATAGTTGTAGGAGATATTGAAGCTTTTACAGAGGAAGATGTAACACTAGATAATGCAATAGATAATATAGAATTTATTAGCAATTATTCTGAAGAAATGAATTTACAAATGGATGTAACAAAGTTGAAAGATACGGAACTGGTCGAAGTAAGCGAAGAAACAGATGATGTATTTATCAATGAAAGTGGATTGCTTAAACTGGCAATACTTGAAATAAAAAAATTAAAAGAAGAAATAAAAATATTTAAAGCTAGGTGATTAATTTCATCTAGCTATTTTTATGAAAAAGGTGGTGTATTGATTGGAACAAATGATAACTGAATTTGCAGGACTTGGAATAGTTGGATTAATTGGGGGATATTTATTTACAACATTTATGAAAGAAAGAGCAGAAGAACGAAAAATTAGTATTGAAAATCAAAAAGAAGATAGAGAATTATTTAGAAAATCAGTTGAAACTTTTACTGAAACTTCAAAAACATACGCTGAAAGTATAACAAGTTTAACTGTAAGGGTTGAAAATGTAGAAGAAAGTACAGAAAGAATAGAAACTAAATTAGATAAAGTATTAGATAAGGTGGGTGTATAATATGAAAGTTGCAATAATTGTAGGTCATAGTATATTAAAAAATGGAACTTGCACAAGTGCTAAAGGGGAAGTTTTGGAATATTCATACTGTAAAGAACTTGCACCTATAGTTCAAAAATATTTAAAATCTAAAGGTCACCAAGTAGATGTTATTATATGTCCTGAAAGAGAATTCACAAAAGCATATCAAGAAAAAACTTATAAGCTAGGCAAAATAAATGGTAAAGGCTACGATTTAATTGTAGAACTTCATCTAAATGCCTATAATGGAACAGCTAAAGGTACAGAAGTGCTATATTACTCTAATAAAGGGAAGGAATATGCACAAAGAGTTAATGATAAATTAGATGATATATTTACAGATAGAGGAATTAAATATAGAAATGATTTATACATATTAACTCAAACTGATCCTGTATCTATTCTTGTTGAGTGTTTCTTCTGTGATAGTAAAGAAGATTATCAAAGAGGAGATGAAGCTCATGAGAAAGATTTAATTGCAAGAAAAATAGCAGAAGGTATCTTAAATCAAGATATATCCTCTTCGTATGAAGCTGAATCAGAAGGATTCAAAAACGGAAGTTATGTAGGAAGAAAAGCTATAGTAACGGCATCTGTTTTAAATGTTCGATATGACCGAGGAACTCAATATAATGTAATAGGAAAATTAAATAAAGGTGATACAGTAAAACTTAACTATTGCCTAAATGGTTGGGTATCTATTGAAGGTTACAAAGGAAATAAAGGACTTGGATATATAAGTACAGATTATTTAGAGTTAATATAATCTATAAAAATAATATCTATTTTAAAGAAATAGTGTATAATATAAACAACAACTCGTCGTGTTAGCACTAGAACACAAATAAGGGATTCTTTAACTAGTGCAGGTGGTAACTAATAGCCGAATTGCATAATATCAACACAAAAAAGACTAGGGTTATATACTCTAGCTCTTTTTTTATGTTTAAATACAAAACTCTACAAAATTTTACATAGATTATGTTGTATAATACTCTTTGAAATATACATTAAGGGGGAAATACTATGAAATTTAAACAAAAATTTTTATCTAGTGTAATAGCATTAGGATTAGTAACATCAAGTATGTTTATATCTAATGCTAATTCACAACAATTAGAAGTGCATCATATTGATGTAGGACAAGGTGAATCTATATATATAGAGTTACCAGATGGTTCTGACGTATTAATTGATGCAGGAAAAAGCAATTACGGAAGTACAGTAGTGAATTATCTGAAAGAGCAAGAAAAAAATATAGATATAGAATATCTTATAGCTACTCATCCAGATGCAGATCATATAGGAGGAATGTCAGAAGTTTTTAAGCAATTAAATGTTAAAAACTTTATATATCCTAAAGATGCACCGCATGATACAAAAACATGGCAAAATGTATTAAGTTTAGCAGATGCAGAAGGATGCAATATAAAAGATAGTACACCAGGCACTACATTTAATATTGGTGGGGCTACAATGAAGTTTATACAGCCTTCTGTAGATTATAGCGATAATAATGATGATAGTGTTGTTACATACTTAGAATATAAAGACGTTAATTTTATGTTTACTGGAGATATAGAAGCAGATGCAGAAAAAGATATGGTTGCTCAGAATCTAGTTACAGATGTTGACTTTATGTCTGTTCCACATCATGGTTCAAAAGGATCTAGTACAGAGGAATTTTTAGCAAAAGCTAAGCCAGAATATGCAATAGTAAGCGTTGGAGCTAATAATAGTTATGGTCATCCAACTGCAGATGCATTAAATAGATATAATGCTATAGGATCTAAAGTATATAGAACAGATCAATTAGGAGATATAGTTATAAAAACAGATGGAAACACTGCAACTATAAATGGTAATAACGTAGATACATCAGGAATGCCTAGCGATATAACTGGACATTGGGCAGAGAGTCAAATAAAAGATTTTATAAGTAAAGGATATTTAAATGGGTATCCTGATGGAACATTTAAACCACAAGCTAGTATAAAGAGATCAGAGTTTGTAAAAATATTAAATAAAGTATTTGGATTAACGACTAAAAGTGGAAAAGTATTCGATGATACAGTATGGCATTGGGCTAAAGATGAAATAGATATAGCAGTTACGAATGGAGTATGTCAAGGAACATCATCTACAACTTTTGAACCAGATGCACCGATAACAAGAGAAGCAGCAGCTAAAATGATAGCTAATTATAAGAAAATATCAGATACACATCATAATAAAATAAATGGATATAATGACGGTTCTCAAACTGCAAACTGGGCAATAAATGAAGTAGAAGCAATATTAGAAGCTGGATATATGAATGGATATAGTGATACTAATACTTTTAAACCTAAGAATAATATAACTAGAGCAGAAGCAGTAGTTACATTAGGAAGAGTTATAGCTAATCCTAATCCAGTAATGCCAGAACCACCAGTGCCTACAGAACCTGTAACACCGCCAACAACTAATCCAACGCCAAACCCACCAACAAATAGCGGAGAAAATGGATTAACAAATAGCTCGACAGTATATGTAACACCAAGTGGTAAATCTTATCATAAAACTAAGAGTTGTACAGCTTTAAAAAGAAGTAAGGTTATAAATGCAGTAACTTTAGCGCAAGCAAAAGCACAAGGGAAATCAGATTCTTGTAACATATGTGTTAAATAATATAAAAAGTAGTAGGTTAATTCCTGCTACTTTTTATATATAATCATTAATTACTAAATAACACCAGAGTATTCCGCTTATAGCTAATATAGTAGGACCTATTAATAATCCATATCCTAAATAATTTAAATTCATAATATCACCTCATAAAGTTTATTTCCAAAATATGAATACTTAATACCTTCTAGAAGGTTATAAAAAAATCTAGAAAATTATTTAATAAAATAGGAAACTTTTTCTACATTCTTACATAAGATTAATTAAGACTACAGAAGGGAGACAAAAATGAAAGAAGAATATAAACCTAAAATTATTCAAGTATCTTTTAAGACAACAGATATAGAAGATAAATTGTTATACAACTGGGTATTAGAAAAAGTAAGAGACGTTGGAGGAAATAAAAGTGCTTATATTAAATCTCTTTTAAGAAAAGAGATGAAAAAAGAGTTAGAAGAAAATTAAAAGAGCTGCAGGTCTGGACCACCATACAGCTCAAAACTCAGCGAATTAATAAAAAATTAATTCGTATATACTATTCGATAAAAAATCTTAGAACCCTTCAATAAATTTCATAAAATTTCATATCAAGTACATTCAGTACATAAACTACCGATAAATTAAAACATATCAAAGATTAACTATTAGAATAAAAAGTTTTCAATTATAGTACCTAAGATACCAGATACAACAAATACTAAAGCATCCATTAGAATTACCTCCGATAAATATTATAAGATTAGGATTACCAAAATAAAGGGGGATTATACATGCTAAATAAAAGAATTAGAACTTATAGTTTTTACGATTTTAGAACTCAATATACAAGTGAAGATATTACATTAGTTAATAGAATAATATCACATATACAAAATAATAAAATTATGTATACTAGATTGATTTTAGTAACAGCTTTATTGTTGCATTTTAATATAAATTTTGTATTTGCTAATGAAGTAGGGACTTCTTTAGATGCTACATTTAATCAATTAATAGAATTATTAAAAGACTTTGCTAAATGGGGATGTTTAGGTATGGGACTTAAAAAATTAGTTGAAGAAATGTTATCAGGTGCAAATTTTAAGCAGGCAAGTGTAGCTGGAATGCAATACTGGCTATGCTATATATTTATACAGTTCTATCCAAAATTATTTGACATGATAAAAATGTAAAGGGGGATTTAAGTATGAGTTGGTTTAGTTTTGGAAGTAATGATAATAAGGATTCTATAAAAGATAAAATAAGAGATTTAGAAAGAGATTTAAGAAGTATAGAGTATGATTATTATAAAGCTTGTGATGAACTTGATAGAGCAGAAAGAGAAGGAGATAGTATATCAGAGAGAAGATGGGACGATTATGCGTATAATTTAAAGTGTAAAAAAGAAGATTTAGAATATGAAATAAGAGACTTAGAAAGATCATTATAGGAGGGATTTTATGCTTAGTTATATATTAGAAATTATAGATTCTATTGGAGATTCTATAGTGAATTTTATTGATATATATAGTTTTAAAGCATGCTTATTAGTTGGATTAGTTGCTCTTATTCTTTATATATTCGGATATGATAAAGGTAAAAAAATTGCTACTGTAAGTCCAGCTGTATATATTGTAATTGAAATATTTATGAAAGCGTGGTTTGGAGTATGATAAAAAAGAAAACAGAAAGTATTAAACTATCTAAGTATATAGAAATTCAAAAAGCAGAATATACTCATATTCAAGTAATACCTTCTAAAAGTTGCAGAAACACCAATACGGATAAAATATTAGTTTTAGCTAATACAATGTATAAAAAACTAGATAGGCTTATTAGAATCGAAAATAAGAAACTTATCATTACTAGTAAATTAAAGTTATCATATTATATTCATATTACTAAAAGATGTACGGAATTTTATTTTATAGTACCTACAGTGTTTTATAGTCAAGTTAAAACTAAACTTAGTGAAACCTGGAAGAATGTTGAGATAAAAAAAGTTAATGCTCTGCCAATAAATATTAATGACTGTACTAAGTATCAATTAAGTTATAAATTAAATGATGTATTAAGTCTTAATGTAGATAAGAGAAGTAATAGTTTATTAAATGCTAATTTATCAGTTTTAGAAATTTTACAGGATGATGAAGCTGTTGGTATATTTTATAACTTTATACCTATGAGCCAAAAAGAACAAAATTACTTTAAAATTAGTTCTCAAGAAGCACTTAATAATTTTAGAAAAGGAATAAATTTAAAAAAATCAAAAAATATAGTTGATTTAGGTGTTATTAGCTTGAAATTTTTAGTGGACTTTATAAACGGTCTTTTAAATGCCTTTTTAAGCGCGCCTAAAAATAGTCATAATATAATTAATCCTGTTGAAAAAACGACTTCTTCTAGCACCCAAAGAAAAGCTAAAAGTGATATCATTAAAACTCAAGCTATAATTTGTGCTAAAAGTGATGAAAAAGAGAGGGAAAAACAACTTTGTACTACTACTTTTAATACTTTTACTAGTTTAAACGGTGATAATGAGTTAGAAATGGAAGAAGTTAAGAAAAATATAGACATTTATAAAGATGATATAAAAGTTAAATATAATTATACCTCAACTTTAGAATCTGGGAAGTTTGTTAATGTGGCCGGGAAAGATATTATAGAACAACATAAAAATATTAAACATAATAAACTTTTAGAATTAAGAGCTCCAAAGTGCTTAGAAGATGGAGAAGTAAGAATAGGTGAAGTGAAACATAAGGATGATAAACAAATGACTTATTATTCTACAGATGAGCAAATGAAAAGATTAGGTAGAGTTTTGCTTGGTCCTATGGGAGCAGGTAAAGATTATTATATGACTAATATGGCCAAAGATATTATAAAAGTAGGCAGAGGTCTTATAGTATTAGATTATATTGATAAATGCCAACTAGCAGATAATATAAAAGCTATAACTCCAATTGATAGACTAATAGAAATAAATTGTGCTAACCCTAAACAATTACAGTCTTTTGCTTATGATGAGTACAAATATAGTGATAGTGATAGAGAAGTAGATAAAATAGATATATGTATGCAGAAAGCTCAACAATATAATATGTTGCTTGATACTATCAATGATGTTAATAGCACTTTAACTCCGAGGATGTTAAGATATTTAAATGCAGCTGCAACAATAGTTTTTAGAGTGAATCAATATTCTAGTTTTAAAGATATAATTGATGTGCTTAAAAATCCAACTAAAAGGGATAATATCATATCTTTATTGCCAGCAAGTGCAAAGGAGCTATTACAGGATGAAATAGATGACTTAGAAGAATTATCTAAAAGAGATAAAAAAGGAAATATTGAAAATGCAGATAGTAAAATAGATGGAATACTCGATAGAATAAGTAAATTAAAAAGTTCTAGTATATACACTAAGTTATCTTATATAAGTGAAAGTACTAATAATGTAGATTTTATAAAAGCTATAAATGAAGGTAAAGTTATATTAATCAAGATACCAGCTAAAAGATTTTCTAAGACTATGAGAAGTTTATTAGCTACATTCTTTTTACAAAAGGTTTGGATAGCTAAAGAACAAGGGGCTACTAAAACTCAAACAGAATTATTTATCAATGAAATACATCAAAGTTATCATTGTCAGTTGCTTATGGAAGATATATTAGTAGAATGTAGAAAGTTTAATTTAACTCCGACTTTATCGCTTCATTATCTGGACCAATGCACTAAAAATTTGCAGAAAAGTATTTTAGCATCTGGTGCATCCTTCTTATTGATTCAGGGCACAGATATAAAAGTATATAATGAATTGAAGCGATATTTTGATAAGGATGGATATACTGAAACAGATTTAGCAGAGCTAGAAAGATATCATGCTCTATGTTTAATAAAAAATGAATATACTGGATATTCCAGCTTTGTATGTAAGTTACCTGCATAATAAATATTAGGATGGTGAAGATGCGTAGAATAGAAATAGCCATAAGAAATATATTCAAAGAACAAGGATATACAGTTAAAAGTATTACAGAAAATACAGTTACAGTTGATAGGTTCAAAGAAGTAACTTATAACTACACAGTACAAGATGATTTAATAATAATAACAAATAAAATCGGAGTCACAGTATACGAAAAGTCAATTAGAAGCTATCAAGACTTAAATATATCTGTAACTATAGATTAGGTTAAATAGCCTAATCTTCTTTTTATTTAGACATAAAAATAGGCATATTCTAAATACATAGAGTATGCCTATGACTGTATATAACCATTAACTAATCAGCAACTAAATTTTCTAAACAAGTTTAGAAGCGTATACTAATTTATTTGCTAGTTAATATATACGTATGAAATAGGACATTAAAAAAATGCATGTCTATATATAAAAATTAATTTTTATGATGAATTAAGACTAGGTAAAATACATAGTCTTATTGAGTGTTGATAACTTTGTGGATAAAATGTTAATAACTATTTAAAATTAAAGCGTACTGACAATAAACTGACAAAATAAAATTATTAAATTTGATAAATATTGAAAAATACACATTTAATTGTTTACTGATAACTTTTTTCGAAGAAGTTAGTCTTTTTTATATGTAGATATATTTTATAGTTTATAAAAATTAAAAAGTTAAAATATACTATATACAAGTGGTATACTATATACTATAAAACAAA